AAGAATGGCAGAGGTCTGCGATGGTCTTTATCGTGCAGATGAGCAAGCATCGGTAGCTGATGAGGCTTATGACAACGCATTTGAGGAAGCTGTGGGTGGTGGTATTGGTGCGTGGCGTTTAAGAACGGTGTACGAGGATGAGGAAAACGATGAGGATGATCGCCAACGTATTCGCTTTGAGCCAATCTTTGATGCCGACAGCTCTGTATTCTTTGACCTAAACGCTAAACGCCAGGACAAGTCAGACGCTAAGTATTGCTTTGTTGTCACATCGATGACACGTGAAAGCTACAAAGAAACCTACAACGATGACCCAACCGACTGGCCTAAAGTTATTCACCAATATGAATTTGACTGGTCAACACCTGATGTAGTCTTTGTTGCTGAGTATTATAAGATTGAGGAAAAGACTGAAACAATCCGTATCTTTAAAGCCATCGATGGTACAGAGGAACGCTACACAACCAGCGACTTTAAGAACGATGAAACGCTAGAGGAAACATTACTAGCCATTGGTCATACCGAGATAAGACAGAAACGTGTTAAGCGTATGCGTGTTCGTAAGTACATCATGTCTGGCGGAAAGGTCTTAGAGGATGCTGGCTACATTGCTGGCAAGTGCATACCAATCGTGGTTGTCTATGGCAAACGCTGGTTTGTGGATAACATTGAACGCTGTATGGGTGCTGTGCGTTTAGCTAAAGATGCACAACGCTTAAAAAATATGCAGCTATCTAAACTCGGTGAGATTAGCGCATTGTCTAGTGTTGAGAAACCTATCTTAGTGCCAGAGCAAGTAGCAGGTCATCAAGTCATGTGGGCAGAGGACAATCTACGTGATTACCCTTACTTACTTGTCAATCCAATTACCAGTGCAGATGGTGGCACTACGATCAGTGGCCCAGTTGCTTACACCAAAAGCCCATCCATTCCACCAGCGATGGCAGCACTCTTATCCTTAACTGAATCTGATATGCAAGACATTCTCGGCAACCAACAAGGTGCTGACAAAATGGTGTCTGGTATCTCTGGTAAAGCCGTAGAGATGATTCAAACACGTGTTGATATGCAGACATTCATTTACATGAGTAACTTTGCTAAAGGCATGAAACGCTGTGGCGAGATATGGTTATCAATGGCTAAAGAGATTTACACCGAGGACAACCGTAAGATGAAAACAATCTCACCTGCTGGCGATGCTAGTGTGGTTGAGTTGATGCAGCCAATGGTTGACCAAGAGACTGGTGAAATTAAAATGGCTAACGATTTGTCTAGCGCATCGTTTGATGTGGTTGCAGATGTTGGCCCATCATCATCAAGCAAACGTGCTGCGACTGTAAGGGCTTTAACAGGCATGATGCAAATAACAACCGATCCAGAGACATCACAAGTATTAACTGCTATGGCAATGATGAACATGGAAGGTGAAGGCGTAAGTGATGCCAATGCCTACTTCCGTAAGAAACTATTACGCATGGGTGTAATGAAACCTACCGATGATGAGATGCAAGAGTTAATGGCTGAATTACAAGGCGCACCACAAGACCCTAACTCTGTATATCTGCAAGCCGCAGCTGAGGAAGCCACAGCTAAGGCGGCCAAAGCCAGGGCTGATACTGTTGAAACGGTAGCGAGTGCTGAACTCAAACGCGCACAGACATTGGAAACATTAGGCAAGGTTGACCAGACATCGCAGGAAATGGCGATGACAAACGCTAAGGCTGTGCAGGAAATTCTACAGAGTCAGATAGTGCAACCTGTTGTAAACGAATAGAAAAAAGAATAAGATATATTAACGGCAGCCACCCAGCCGACTTTTGGGTGAGTTTAGTGGGGTACTATGATGAGTGAAATGGCTGAATTTGAGGATGAGGATATTGTCATTGATGAGGAAATTGTTGAGGAAGTAGTCAACGATGAACCGCCAGAGGATGATGATGTAATTGTCAGCATAGGTGAGGATGCGCCACCTCAAGATGAACATACTCAAGCACCAGAATGGGTACGAGAGTTGCGTAAAACAAATCGGGAACTGCAACGCCAGAACCGTGAACTGCAAAGCAAGCTACAAACTGCACCAACTGAGCCTAATCCAGTGGTAGTAGGTACAAAGCCAAAGCTAGAGGATCATGACTATGACGCTGATAAGTACGAGGAAGCTCTGACTAATTGGTTTGAACGTAAACGTCAAGCCGATGAAATCGCTGCCAAGCAAGAGGCCGAGGTTATGACTCAGCAGCAAGCCTGGCAAGCTAAGTTAGATGGTTATGGTAAAGCGAAAGCTGAACTGCGAGTAAGGGATTATGAGGATGCTGAATCAGCAGTCCAAGAACTCTTTTCAACCACCCAACAAGGCGTAATGCTTCAAGGTGCGGATAATCCTGCGCTGGTTGTTTACGCACTCGGTAAGAACCCATCCAAGGCTAAAGAGTTAGCTGAAATCAAAGACCCCGTAAAGTTTGCTTTTGCGGTTGCAAAACTGGAGAAAGAATTGAGAGTTACCAATCGCACAGCAGCACCTTCACCAGAACGTATCGTGTCAGGAACAGGGCGATCATCTGGTGCAGTGGACTCAACCCTTGAACGGCTGAGAGAGGAAGCGTCTAGGACAGGTAACATGACTAAAATCATTGCCTACAAAGCGCAGAAACGATCAGCAAATAAATAATTTTAGGAGCTTATTATGAGCAATTCATTCAGTAAAGAGGAACGGGTAGCATTTGAGGACATCCTCGAAGGCTTTAACGATGCCTTAGTTTTATCTCGTAACGTATCTATCTACAACACAGACAGTTCTATGATGGAACGTACTAACAACGTAATCTATCGCCCACAACCATATATTGCACAATCTTATGATGGTATGGATCAAACAGGTAACTTCACTGCTTACACACAACTTTCAGTACCAGCGACACTTGGCTTTCAAAAGTCAGTACCGTTTATCTTGGATGCTTTAGAGTTACGTGACGCATTACAAGAAGGTCGTTTAGGTGAAGCTGCTAAACAAAAATTAGCATCTGACATCAACCTTGCCATTATGAACGTGGCTGCAACACAAGGCTCTTTAGTGGTTACTGTAAGCACTGCTGCTGGTGATTATGATGACATCGCTTTATGCGATTCAGTAATGAACGAGCAAGGCGTACAAGCATTTGACCGTTACTTAGCTTTATCAAGCCGTGACTATAACGGTTTGGCTGGTAACATCGCTGGTGGTGCTGGTGGTGCTTCTGTTAGCCGTAGTTTCGCTGGCAACAAATCAAACAATGCGTTTGAACGTAGTTATGTAGGTATGGTTGCAGGTTTTGAAACATACAAACTTGATTATGCTAATCGCTTGACTGGTGCTACTGGTGCTGACCCTACTATGTCAACATTGGCTGCTGCTGGTAACTTCTATGTGCCACAAGCAACTCAAACTGCTGTAACAGGCGAAACACAAAACGTGGATAACCGTTTCCAAACTATCACTGTTTCAAGCACTGCTGACTTACCTGCTGGTTCTGCTATTGAAATTCAAGGTGTGGAAGCTGTGCATCACATCACTAAACAAGGTACTGGTTTTTCTAAAACCTTCCGTGTTGTTTCAGTAACTAACGGTACTACTTGCGTTATTACACCTCCAATCATCTCTGCTCAAGGCGGAACTGATGCTGAGTTGCAATATCAAAATTGTATCGTAACTGCTGCTGCTGGCCGTACAATCAATCGTTTGAATACTACTACTGCACCTGTAAATGCTTTCTGGCAAAAAGATGCTTTAGAGATTCTGCCTGGTCGTTATTCAGTTCCAAGTGACGCTGGTGTTGCAGTAATGCGTGCATCAACTGATCAAGGTATCGAATTGGTTATGCAAAAACAATACGATGTGAATACTATGAAAACCAAGTATCGTTTAGATACATTGTTTGGTGTAGTAAACAAACAGCCTGAAATGTCTGGCATCTTGTTATTTAACCAAGCTTAATTAGGAGAAATCACATGAGCTACAACATTGTTTTTAATCAAGGCACAGCAACCGTAACAGTTCCTGCTGCTGAATCAATCGCTGTTCAATCTTACTCAGCAACTAGCGTGTTTAATGAAGTTGGTTTCCCTAACTTCCCTGAAGCACAAGACTTGTTGGGTGTAGTTGAA